AAAATAATATTCTATTATTCAACCAATTATAGACTCTTTTAGGTGAATTGAAAAAACCACCAGTTGTCGGCATTTCTGTATATTCAATGCTTCCATCTCTATATGACGGTGTTTCTTTGAAAATTTCCAAATCTTTAACAAGATTGTCAAATCCAATTTTTTGCAACCAGTTACTAAGCAAACCATAGATATTGTCTATATCAAATATCTTTTTATCTCTAAGTTCTTTATATCTAGATTCTATCTCTGTAGAATAGAGTTCTTTTAATACTTGAAGACAATACTGGTTGTGATTATCTACCTCTTCTGGCAATAATTCTGTGTCAGATTTTTCTACAATACCTGTTCCTCTTACATTATTTCCAAATATTGAATCCATATCATAAAGAGTAGGTGCCCATTTCAGACCATCGTATGTAACCCAAATCCAATTTTTCTGAAACCCATCGTAGTGAAACAAGATATAAGATACTAACAAATAATCAATGAATGGAGCAACAAGGAAGAAACTTTCAAATGTTTCTTTTGTTTTACTTGCCTCTAATTGTTGATTTACACTAGAAAGTCTCAAGATGAACTCTTTGGTTTTTTTACTTAAAGAATCTGTATTGGACAGTTCTTTTGGACTATCACCATCATACTTATTTTCATCTATATCTTTTAATGACTTTGGATTTCTAACTTCAAAACTATTCCAACTGATGCTACCTCCAAACAAAGTTCTATCAGAGATTATGCCATCAAGTATTATGTTTTCTGCTTTTTTCTTATCACATTGATAAACTTCTTTGGATTTCTTCAAATTCCAAGTAAAAACACCTAACTCTTTTTTCTCATTAGTGATTGTATTTATCCAAGTTATCCAAATAGGAAAACCGTCTGGATGACATTTTGCACCAGAGAAAAAATCTTTTTTAATATTACCGATACCACCCGTAGTACTTGCATTTGCGTAATTATATTCATAAGGGTATTGCTTTCCAAGTGGATGGGATTTATAAACCTGTTCTGTCAATCTGTAACCAACTATACACTGACCTCTAAAAACATCAATATAATACTTCTTCAAATGAAAACTATCTTGGGAAGGGAAGTCTCCAAATTTAATTTTACAACCATCATCAATGTCAATAGACATATTACGGATTGGATAATACAAAGAAGAATCACCTTGTGCGTTTACTGTTACTTTTTTTCTAAAATAATTTCCATCCTTATCATTATATTCGATTTCCCCTTTAATATTTTGTCCTTTATATTTTGCAGGAATATCTGGTGAATATAAATGAACTTGTGCTATTATTCGAGGGATAGGCAATTCTATATGACTATCATTGCTGAAATCAGACGGATTTTCCATTTTGATACCAGCAGACTTAAATGCTTCATTGACCTCTTTGGCTGCATCATCTGACAAATTGATGTGATTAGCGGAAATCTTATGTTCGTGACGAGTACCTTCTGAATCTCTGTAGCCAAGAATCTTACCTTCTGCATCTGTAGTAATCTCAGTCCTTCCTTCAGGGTCTTCAATATGAAAAAACTCTGTTGGGATAGTTTCAGATTTGGCATTATGAATATAGTGACTACCATCATTATAAGTAGCAGAAAGAACTCTTCCATCAGCATCTTTCTCTACTGCAAGGTACTCAGGATTCTCCTGCAATGAGAAAACGTCAAGGAGTTCTTTGAGGTTGGTATCAATTGTACCTACCTTCTCCTGCAAAGCAGCTAGATCTGATTGAAGCTGAGAGATAACTTGCTTCAAGGCATTGACAGCATGGATTTCACCAATGACCTCACCGTCTCTTCTAAGACCAAGTACTACTTTATCATCAGTAGTAACCCAAGCAGCAAAGTATTCCTCATTCTGAATGACATGATACATTTCATTAAGAGGATAATATGGCTCGCCAGTTGCTCTGTAGAAACCAAAGAGAACCTTATCATCTGAATCCACTATAGCTTTGAGGAACTCTTCATTCTCGATTACCTTGAATGGAGTATCTTGAACATTGCCTTCCTCATCCTTAATCTCTGTATTCTCGGCCAAGTCATCGATACGTTTGCCTGCATTATAGGCAGCGAGAGCATTGGCCACGATAATCCATTTGTCCGTGTTGATAGCATATACCTTGCCATCGTCACGCTCCTCTGCTGGCGGATAGCCAACATTACCATCGGCAATACTCTGGAAGGTACTGCCGTACATAGTCACCTGGTTGTCCCGAAAGTATGATACCTCGGCATCATACTCCCCTCTACTCACAGGCAAGCTACCAATAATTGTTTGAATTTCTGCCATTTTATTACTATTTTAATCTAATTGATGATTCATTATAATCTTACCAGTCGTCCTGTCTTGCGTACAAGAAGTTATGCGACTAGTATCACTTGTAGTTCCAATGATACGCCCGGTATCTCTGTCAAAGGAAAGAGAGAAAACATTTCTCTTCAAGTCAGTTCTCACTTGGCTGATTTCCTCATGAAGATACTTTATCTGAGCATTGATAGAAGAAATCTCACGCCCAGCATTTTCCTCCATCTTGGCAAACTTGGGCGTACCATCCCAATGAATACCTCCAAGGAACACATCATTCTTATCCACCATGGCAAAGATAAACTCTTCGTTCACGATGTATTTGAATGGAGTCTTCTCCAAATTGCCTTCTTCATCCTGGATGGCATTCAGCTTGTTAAGAATAGCCTGGTATTCCTGAAAATGTTCATCGTAGGTATCTTCTGTAAAACCAGTGATATGGTCTTTTGCTATACTACGAAGGGCATTACCTATATAGCCTACTGCTGGATTTAATTTTTCTGCCATAATCGAAATTTCGTTTTGTTTAACATGCCAGTACCCTCACAGTGGTTCCGCTCATATAAACGCCACCACTCTTATACATATAGTAGTCCTTGCCGTTGATAGTGACGGAAGAAGTCTCCATCACGAAAGGAGCACCACCCATCGTGAAGTTGGTAAGCTTCGGAAGCGTCTTAGGCGCAAGGATGATGAAGTTAACATCGTCCTTTGCCGAAGTCTTTGCGTAAGTTCCACTAGCAGACAGACGAGGCGAAAGCTTATTGGCTGCAATAGCTATGTCCGTTTCCGTTGTACCGAAGCCGTAGTAGATAGGCAACACCATTGTCACTTTACTCAATGCCGACTTTACGAGGTCGCCATGCTTTGCGGTGAGGATGATTTGCGTTTCTCCTTCCTTATTCACCTTGACAGTAACTGTATCTGCTTGCTTTACATCAATACTAACAAGAGAACCATCAACAGACAGAGCCAATGCTGTAGGCGTGACTGGCGAACCTTTGCGCTTGATAGAGTAAGTAGCTTTGATGCTCTGCTCACTACCATTATATTCTAGCAAAGGCTTGTCAAGGGATAAAGACACCTCTAGCGGAAAGACCGTATTTTGCAGCTCTGTAAGATTATCCGTAACAACCTTCTGGCTCATAACCTTATCTGTAGCCGTCCCTGTTTCCTGAACAACAGAAACTTTATCAAACTTCTTGGCAAGTTCCGTGTTCATCGTTTCCTTATCAGCTTTCTTTGCTAAAGCCTCATTCACATCGGTCGTATTAGCCTTGCGATTGATGGCATCCGTAATCGCCTTCTGGCTCACAAGCATAGTTGTGCTAGCACCCAATTCCTGTGCAACGGAAACAAGACTCTGCACAGTCCAAGATTTACCGTCCTCGGTCAGCAGCACATTGATGCCCTGGGCTACATCTTGATTTCCGAAGTTAGCATATTTTCCACCTTGCAGCGCAAAATAAAACATCTTTGCAGCCGTAGTATCAGGCACGGTGTCTGTAGTAGCCACCCCCATATAGGTAGCACCCTTGATGGTCTTGAAATGTTCGATGATGCTGGTGATAAGCTCATCCCAGTAGCTATCCCTCTGGGCATTCACACACCAAGTACCTCTGTCCGCATTCCAGTAATGCGCCCAACCATCAATAGCCACGTAGTCACCTTCCACGCCTCCCGAAGGAAACTTCTGGTTCACCTCGTATATACTGCCAAACTCCCCCTTGTAGTGAGGACTTGTTTTGTCTATATCATTAGCCATATCTTGTTAAATTTGTGATAATTGGTTATACTTCTCGCCCAGTTCACTCTCCTTCTTACTTATCAAGAAGATGGAGATGGCACGATAGATGAGATACTTCTTACACTCGTCAGTCAGGGCTAGGATGATTTCCTGGTCTTTCACCGTTTTCCCATCCTCATCAAGCACATCCTTCACCTTTTGATAAGGAAGGTATGTAAATAGCTCCACTTCATGGTCATACACCTTGTTTGTAGGCATATCATGGTTAGCAGAATACCTTCCGGCAGTCCAGTACATCAGTACTCGCTTTCCTGTAGTAGGCGAAACGGTTATCATGCCCTTCGGCTTCTGCGGTGTCCCCCTAGTCCATCGAGAGGCTTGCATCTGAGCCTCCTTGCTTCCTGGGTCCATCAAAGCCACCAACGAGGAAGACCAACTTTTCAGCCTCAGCTCCACCAGCCTCAGCCAATCATCAGGTATCACAAGGCTACCATGCCCATCAGTGTATTGTGTCTGAATGGCATCATAATCTTGCTTACCGCTTTCATTTAGCGATGCCACTACCCTCTTGGGCTGTAGCATCTGCGGTGGTGCTTGCAGCAAAAGCTGCTGTGCAGCAGTCTCGATAGCTTGTTTCATTTCCTCGTCCGAATCATCGGCAAAGACATCGTTCAGCTCGTCATGCTTCACCTCGTCCAACGCAAGCCGCATTTCCTTTACAAGGTCACTCATTAATGCTTCCATAGGCACTATTAACTATAAACTATTAACTAAAAAACTATTTCAACCCCAAGCTCCTTAGCCTTCTCCTTCACCTGCTCAGGTGATTTCAGTTTCCTTACATCCACCTTGAAGGACTTCTGGAGATAGTTCTTAGCCTTGGTGATATTCTCGAAGCGAAGGGCGTTATCGTTTATCAAGTCCATCGCTTTCCCTATTACCTCATCAAGAGCTTTCTTTGGCTCTGGTTCAGGTTCGCTCTCATCCTTGATGCGTCCAGCCTTCGTTAACGGATGCTTTCTGATGCAGTCAGCCACCTGCTTGTTGTCCGTGAGGTAAGAATAAGCATTGTTGCTGCACCTCTCAAACTCCACGCTCTTGATAAGTCCGCTAGGCAGAGTCACCACAAAGATGAGCATACTGTTTGCTACAAATCTATACATATCTTTTGTGTTTATGGGTGAAGGGATAGCGAAGCCTAGTCCGAGGGCTATTGTTCCCATCTAGAGCCTCAACTATCCCCGAGTTTTGATATATGTTAGAAAACTATCAGTTCCCTTTTACGATGATTAAGCAGCCTCCTGAATCTGCTCATCGGTCACACCGTCCTCTGTGAAGGTAGGGCGAGATACACGAGCATGGGCATCAGGGAATGTCAGAACCCAACAGCTATACTCCTCCATTACCACACCTGCGGTATTGCGAATCAGCAAGTCCTTGGCATTAAACTCATTTCGTGACCAAGTACCAAATACATACTTGTCGAGATAACGAGCATCCAAACAGAAGGCTCTACCATCCATGCCCCAACTATTGAAGGCATCGTGGCGATAAATGAGAATTTTAGTTCCCATGCTCTCGAACTTCTCAAAGTCGAGCTTCCATCCCTGGTAGTCCTTTTCGGTCTGTGTAATGATGCGCTTGTTAGAGCGAAGGTTAGCAAATGCCTGATAAATCAGGTTGTCCACGAAGAGCAACTTGGTACGGCTAGAGTTACCTGCACCCTTCAACATAGCAGCAATAAATGAGGTCAGCTCCTTCTCACTAATCACATATTCATATACCTGCTTCTTCACTACCTCAGTACCGCCATCATCACCCTTTGGAACGGTCACATCTACGGTTACAGGCACTAGAGTGCCATCGGCTTGTCTAAACATCTTTGGCTCCCAGTGTCCAATCTGCAAATCCTTACCAGCTTCCCAGAAGATTCCACCCATGGTATAGACAAGACCTACATCCTTGCCTCCGTTTGACATAGAGCGATAGCCAAACAATCCGCTCAGCTCCTGACCTTGGCGCATATCGTCCATAGCCATCTTCTCCTGACGTGTGAAGTCCCACTGCACCTGGGTCTTGCTCATACGGTCGATAAGAGACTCCTCCACCTGCATGATGAATCGCTGGCAATACTGGAAGCTCTTATCTGGCATAGAGTAGTAGCTACCAGTCTCTACCTCTTTTTCACCAGCAGCTCGTCCCAGTCGCATTACTACAGTACCAGCCTCAATATCTTCAGGAATGTCCCGGTTACCACGACTGGCGTTTTTCTTTCCATTCAGCGCATAGCATGTAGGGTTTCCATCGTTATCTACCTCTGTTACACGCAGCTGCAAAGGAATCATCGTGCTTCGGTCAGTACCGTTGTCCTTATAGCCAAGACAGCTTTTAATCATAATGATGTCACCAGTACCAAACACTGTTGCATTTTCCACCGTTAGCTTTACAGAGCCACCGTTTGTAGTTTTACTTAACTTCGATGCAAGTTTTGTTTTGATTGGTCGCTGACCGATGGAATAGTACTCAATGCGGTTACTGTCCACAGGAGTCATTCGCTTCGAGGCTCGAAGAATCTGGTCGATTGGGCAACTCTCCAGCTTCATTTCCACCACGGTAGGGTTCACATGAGCCACATAGTAGTCCCAGTTGTTCATCTTCTCCTGTTGCTCTTGGCTTCCACCCTGCCACTTTGGACCCGTGCCACCTACGCCTGGACCATCCGTTGGACCTGTAGGACCACCGCCACCTTCACCTGCTGGAATATTAGGAGGAGTTTCTGCCATAGCATAAGAGTTGCCACCACTCAGAATCATGACGAAAATCGCCATCATGAATCCAAACCATTTCTTAAACTGTTTCATAATCTACAATTTTTTAAACTATTAATTATTAACTATAAATTCTTAATTGATAAGAGCTACATTCCAACCATCTGGCTATACACCTGTTCGGTTCGGCTCTTCTCCTTTGGAAGAGAAGGAGTACCACCGCCACCATTGATATTGATGTTCCGCTTGCCACCTTGTCTTCCATCATGCAGCTGCTTCTGCTGGTCGATTTTCTCGTTCTTGCCACGCTTATAGCCTCTATCCTCGGCATCAGCCACAGCCTTGTCGAAGTCCTTGATTTGGAAGAGACGCAAGAAGTCTGCCTTCTTCAAGCCATACCGGGCAGCACGCCATACGAATCCATCATCATCGTGGTCTTCGCCATCATCGCTACGCTTATACATCCACTCTATCAAGTCCTTGATAGCCTCGGGCTTAATCTTGGCTTCCTTCATGGCAGCATCAAGCTCCTTATCCTCTTGCTCCATGTTGGCTGCAAGAATCTCCTTGCCCTTGGCTAGCTTCTCGCTCGCATCGAGTTTTTCCTTCTCGCTAGTCTTCAAGCGTTTCCTAGCCTCCTCGTCACCATTGATGGCTTCGATGTAGTCCTGTCCTAGCTCGTCTATCAAGTAGTCGATAAGGTTGAAGTCGCCACCATCGGCATTTTTCTTTGTAATGAGACCTGTCACCAGCCCAGGCGCATGAGGATTTTCTTTCAGCATATTGTTGAAGTCGTCCATCCTTTTCTTGCTTTGGTCGTACTGGTCGTAATCGGTCGCAATTTGGTTATAAACAGCCTCATCATCGTCCATATTCAGGTCGGGATAACGCTGAGCAAGACGCTCTCTGAAAGAATCTCGCTTTGATTTAACATTCTGATTATCAATCGTTTCTTTTGCCATAAACGTTCATTTTTAATATTTGTGTGCTAAATTAAGCAAAATTTCGCATTACTTTGTGATAAGTTCTGCATCTTGATGAATTAATTTTGTTGGCATGAAACATCTAAATTCCATATCCGAAATTTACCTTAAAAGAGACCAGGAAATGTTTCTGCTCTTTCGTAAGGCCAAGAGGATGGTAGAATATCCTACCACCATGGCTAAGATATGCGATTACATCGCCAAGATGCCAGCCTCTTGTTATTATCTCGCTGATAGCACAGCCTATCGGTATGTTTGCAAGCGCATCAAGGGGGAAAAGCCTAAGTTCGGCAAATACCAAGCCATGAAGGAAAAGCTCTTCGAAGCCTTCTATCAGGATTTCTTGCGCCTCCGGCAGATGGAACAATACAAGGAATACAACACCAAGCATCTTGTGTATGTGTGCCTAGACCTTCCTGCGCCCAACATGGGGATGGCTCCTCGCTACATACAGATGAAAATCAACAATTATTTCCGCAATAAGAAAACATCATTCATCACTCGATAAAACTCTCATTCATTATGCGTACATTATATATAACACTCCTCATCGTCCTCCTGATGGCTTTCATCATTCCGCTGCACGCCAACATGGCTGTATCGCCATCAACCCCAATATACTCCCATTTCGTTTACATGTTCGGTCATGCCAACTTCATCCATTGGGCTGTTAATGCCTGGTGCCTCCTTATGGTGCATCGTCAGTTTCGCATCCATCGTGTGCTGGCTTCGTGGCTTGCCTCCGTTGGTCTCTCCTTCCTTTATTATCCGTCCCTCCCAGTCTTGGGTGCATCGGTCATTATATCTTTCTTCATGGGTTTCACTGCTCCGTGGCTCTACCGTAGAAAGCGCCTAGCCTTCTGCCAGATGCTCCTCCTCTTGGTTATAGGTTGCCTCCTCCCTCATATAGCTGGCATCTACCACCTCATCCTCTTTGCCATCGGATTCATTTATGCCAAGGCAGAAGGATTCATTCGCAAATCTCAAAAACTCAACATTTAACATTCAACACTTAACATTATTATATATAACGGATGCCAGTAGCAAAATCCACATTAAAGGTACGACCTCAGCAGCAACTGTCCGATAAGAAGCTCAAAGAGATTCTAGAGGAAGATAAGAGAAGGCTCACAAGCCTCCTCGCTACTTATCGTCCCATTACTGGAGAGAATGCCCCTGGTCTTCGCTTCGAGTGTGTCATTGAGGATTTCTTGAAGGGCAAGAAACTTTGGCTTCCTGTAGAAATGTTGAAGGAAAAGAAGTTCTGCGCCATCATCAAGTGCGGTTCTATCTCTGCCTTCTGCGAGAAGTACATGGCAGACCTGGATCAAGAAAAGGCTCGCGATGCAGTATTCCGCTATCTCATCCGTCTGCGCTGCAAGCACGACTTCTATTTCTTCGCCTACGCCTATGCCCGAATCAAGAATAAGGATGGTGGCGATGATATACCATTTCTTCTCAACCATGCACAGATAGGTCTCACCAAGGATTTCGAACGGCAACGCCTTCATGGTGAGCTGCACAGTATCTTGATTATCCTCTTGAAGTGTCGCCAATGGGGTGGTTCTACTGATACCGAGGTTTACATGTTCTGGATTCAGATGTTCTGGAAGACCAACTGGAATAGCAACATCATCGGTCACCAGTCTTCATCTGCTACCCAGGTGTTCGATATGTACGAGAAATTGGCGAATGCTATCCCTACATGGCTCTACTATGAGATTGGAGAGACATTCAAGGAAGACTCTCGCAAACTCCGCACATCAAGCACTCAGAACAATATCAAGTACCTCATCCCTCGCTCCTGCAAGATACAGACTGGTTCGGCTCGCAACCCTGAGTCCTGCCGTTCTGCCGATGCAGCTATGGCTCACATCACCGAGGAAGCCTTTTTCCCTAACACTACAGAGTGGACTCCACAGAAGGTTGTCAATGCCGCAATCTCGCCTATCAATGTTACGAGACCTTACACCTTCATCGTGCGAGAGTCTACCCCTAATGGGCGTGAAAATGAGTTCCATGATGAATGGGTGCGCGCCAACTCTTTCGACAAGGACGGCAATCGCCTTTCCATCTATACCCCTTACTTCGTTCCATGGTTCGACATCGAGAAGTATATCCTTCCTTTCAAGTCTGAGCAAGAAAAGATTGATTTCGTTCTTTGGCTCTACAAGAATCGTGAGGATGAGCAATATCATGGCTCTTACTTCTGGTGGCTTTGGGAAATCAAGGGTGCAACCCTCGAAGGCATCCATTGGTATGTGAATGAGTGCAAGAAGTACAGCGACTTGGATGGCATGCGCCAGGAATATCCTTCCGATGACGTGGAAGCCTTCCTCTTCTCTGGTACTACTGTTTTCGACCCTTACAAGTTGAAGGAGATGGAAGAGGACTGCAAGGGCATCGAGCCTATCATGGTGGGCGACATCGAGGGAGATTCCTACGATGCAGCCGACCCTGCCTGCATGAACAACATCCGCTTTGTAGAACGTTCCGGTGGACCTCTCAAAGTTTGGGCTGGACCCGATAACTCCGAGATTGTCAAGCACCGTTACGTTGTAGCCTGCGATATTGGTGGTTCACATAAAACCTCCGACTTCTCCGACATCGTGGTGCTCGACCGCTACGATGAAATCTATGGTGGTGTTCCCGAGATTGTAGCCGAATGGCATGGTCACTGCGATGCCGACCAACTCGCTATGCGTTGCGCCCAGATAGCTCATTTCTTTAATGATGCCTTCCTGGTTATCGAGAACAATACCGCTTACTCTCGTATGAACAATACCGAGGGCAACCAGTCTGAGCTGTTCTTCCCCATCCTCATCCCTCTCTACAGTAATCTGTATAGTGCCTCTCAGTCCAAGTTGAAGAAGGTGAAGAACATAGAGATGAAATGGGGATTCAATACTAACAAGGCTACCAAGGTGGCAGTAGTGAAGACCATGGCACGCATCATCCGAGACGGTGGCTATATGGAGCGAGAACTTGCAGCCATCGATGAATGCACCTACTTCCTCTACTACAAGCAGAACGACTGCTACGGTGCCATTGCAGGCAAACACGATGACCGTGTGATGGCTAGAGCTATCGCCCTCTACGTAGAGAAGGATATGCCAGCACCTGAAATCGTTCCATTCCGTTCAAAGGCAGAGATAGAGCGTGAACGCCTCCGCAACCGTCCACCTGTAGTAGCCGAGCTGTCAGGCATAGGTGGTGGCAGCTAGCCCTCTCCCTGAGCCACCGTTCCAGGCGATTCCATCGCCTGTCCATATAAGTTAACAATTAAAAGTAAAAAGAAAAATGAAACAAAGTTATTCAAACCTGCTGCGTAAGATGCTCATAACCATCTACCAGCCTATTGTTACTCGTATCGAACTCTTCCGCTCCACTCGTATGTGGCAGAAGGGAGTAAAAGCCACGCTCGCCAAGCACAAGGAAGGTGGTGCGCCTCGCTTCTACATGCTCTACGACCAGTCTCACAAGGATTGGGCGATTATGACCTACGACCCCAACCGCAAGGGTATGCTCGCCTACCGTCGCCTGGTTCAGCTTGGCAAGTGGAAGGCTACACGCTACTTCAAGAACGTTGAAGACATCAAGGCTGCATCTTTCTACTACACGCCATCCAAGTGGGGAGCAATCGGCTGCGATGCCGACAACAAGGTTAGAGCCAAGAAGTTGAAGCAGTGGCAAGACTATTACATGTATCGTGTTTCCGTCCCGATGGAAAAGCTACGCTCCTACAAGAAGAAATATGGTATAGCTTAAGCCCACACAAAACAAAAGGAAGAGAAAGCCATCACGGTCTCCTCTTCCTTATCTTTTTACCTTTAAACTAAAACCTAAAAACAATCTACTAACTAAAAACTTACGAGTTTATTATGATTCTAAGAACTTTCCTTTTATGTGCCCGATGATGGCAAAGTTGCCAAGTCATTTACACCATCGCTTGCATCTTTCAGGTGTGTTGCTGGCGTACCTGCCTGCTGGTGTCCAGCTCCTGCTGTAGGCATTTCGCCATTCGCTTGCTGCTGTGCTTGCATCGCCTGTAGCTTCTCTAGCTGTTCCTTGAAGTACTTCTTCATTCTGCTAGTACCAGGGAATTGTCCTACGGTCAGCATCGTATATGGGTCCATCTTACCACTAACCATCATCTGCCAAGCCATATCGTTATTAGCATTTCTGATAAGTGGACTGTAAGCGTCCAAGTCGATGGAAACATCTAAATCCATATCCCTCATGGTCTCTGGATTGAAATGTGTCTCGAAATCGTCCCCTGTCAGTTTCACGCTGTCCGCTGAGGTACAAAACTCTTGTATGAGATACAGCTTCTTCTTGGCGATTCTCACCTTGAAGTTATTAAAGCTCTCCACAAAATCTTGTATTGTGGTAGAAGAACTTTCCCTTTCCAGTTGGTATTGCTTACCGCTAGTGTTGCGATGAACGCCTTGCAGAGCACCCTGCACGCCTGTACCCTCACTTGCCATAGTCTTGGCGAAGTTAACCATGAAGTCAACTCCTGCCGGAATACTCTTGTTGACCAAAGTCTGCGGTGGCTTGCCTCCGTTTTTGGAGTTCCACAAGATGATGCTATCTGTTTTGGTATAGTTCACTTGCATTTCATCGATGCTTTGCTTTTCGCTCAGAGCATTCTCATCCACAAGCATCGTACCCTTGGCACCATTCGCTACAATGAAGTTTATCATCATCATATAGTGGTTCAAGGTACGCTGGTTGTTCTCGGCACGCATCGAGAAACTTCTTACCTCGCCATTCAGGCAAGGATATGCCACGAAGGTATATGGCATGATGGAAGTTCTGAAACCGTCTCTCAGAACATAGTAAGGCGATTCCCTCGCATCCAGCAGATAGCCATTCGGAGTTAGGTATCTTCTGTACCAATAGGTCTCAACCTCATCTTTCATTTCGATGGTCTTAAGCTCTGATGGGTCCACATAATAGATAGGCTCACCGTTCTCATCGAGTACAGGCAGACCGTTCTCGTCCTTCATGATGTTGGCTTCCTCTAGCTTCCGCTTCTTCTCCTCGTAGAAAGCTCGTTGGTCAGGAGAGGCATATCCGCTAGTTCCTGCATCCCAGTCATGCACCCAGATGGCTGGTCTAGTCTCCTTCGTCCATATCTCCAATACCCTGTACTTGCCGATTACCGAAGAATGGGTGAAATCGTCTATCCCGGCATACTGCGCTTCACCATTCGGGTGATAAGTCTGCTCGGGAGCGAAATGATGCTGTGTCTGTAGATATATCTCGCTCAGTTTGTCCACCTCAGCCTTGCTTCCATCGGTGAAGGTGGCGATTATCTCTCGCCAAGTCAAATCGTGAGCCTCAGCGATAAATTCTATGTCGCTCAGGTCATACTTGAAAAAAGGTGGCAACGCTATCTTAAAGATGTCCACCATGTAGTCAAAGATGCCATTCTTGCCATCCTTTCTGCCATAGTAGGTTTTCATGCCCACGAAGGCGAAGACACAGAAGGCATAAAACATTCTCGCATCTAGCTCCTGTCGGTCGTTCAAGTTGTCGTTCTGCCGAAGGTATTCATTGAAGAAATTGATATAGTCCTCCTCGTTGGGGTCTACGGCACTGCAAGAGGCTGTACTGCGCTGCTGGCGCACAAGTCCTACGAGAGAAAGCAGCTTGTCACCTATCACATCATATTCCAGTATAGGCATACCCTTCATTTCCATATACTGACGGATGCTTATCTTTCTGCCGTTCCACTCTATCAGTTCTTCCAGCTGTCTGCCCATCACGAAGTCCTGCGCTCGCTTCCACTTCTTTCTCAGCTCTGCGCCATCATAGAAGTATTGGCAAGCCCATTCTATCAGCCGAAGGTTGCTGTCCGTCTGGGCAAACCGCTCCCTGCTCACTCCCTCCAGGGAGTCAGGTCCAGGCTCGGCATAGTTCGAAATATCATTTATAACACGATTATCTGGCATAATTCTTAATTTTTCGCCAAAAATACCGCCTTTTTCTCAATTCTTAGTGATAAGTTGCGCAACTTAACATTACTTTTCCATCATTTCCTAGTATTTTTGTTCCGCATTTCATTTAAAAACGTTTTTCAGTATGAGTAAATCAATCAATGTTCACGAAGCCTGTATCATTACCAAGGATGATAAAGGCAACCTCTCCCTGGTACGCAAGGCGAAAGAAGCCCTCACCACCTTGAAGAAGAATAAGGTTTCCGTCTGCATTCTTCTCTGTGACAACAAGAAGGAGAATGTGGAGAAGTTTCTTAACGACAATAATGTACCATTCTCCTCTATCTACCCCAAGGAAGAGACCGATAAGGATGGCAACACAAAGCATGTTGACCCACCAAAGGCAGATGTCACCATCATGCCAAGCTCCAAGGTTATCACCCTTCGAGACGATTGGCAGTGGTGCTTGGATGATATTGCCCACCGTCTTTGGGGCGAAAAGAAGAAAGAAGCTCCAAAGAGTGAACAGCAGAGCATGGACGAAGCCATGAAGCGTTACATCGATTGGGCAAAGCCAAAGAAGGCAGAAGCCAACGGCCCCGCCCAGATAGGTTAGTCATCGCTCCAACATCTTCAAAATACGATTTTCATTTTTTATTAAAAATATATTTGGAATTTAGAATTTACGACTATCAAAAAGGGACTCGCTGTGAAGCAAGTCCCTTTTATTATATACCGGGTTACGAGTAAGCCCTCGTCACTTTTTTCATGCCGGGCTAAAAAGAAAAATAGAACATAAAACCATATTAATAAATCCTATTTCAAGGAAATATAGAATATTTTTCAGAATGGAATGCGCCGGGCTACTCCATTCCATTCAATGTTTTCAGCAGCTCCTTTCTGGTCTTGCGAATCTCCACCATTTTGGCGGCATCGTTCTGACCGTCCATTTGCTTCTTGGCTTTGTTCATCTTCTTCTTGGCAGCAGAGATAGCCTTTCTAGCTGCAAACAGTCGCTTGTTGGTCTTGCTGTTCTTGAAGGCGTTAGCCTTCGCCTTATCCACATCCTTCAAACGCTGATACTCATCGTAGGTTTCCATCGTTCCGTTCCATACAGCCTGTATTCTCCAGTCCTCGGTCACATCCTCCGATTTCGCCTTCATCAAGTACTTGTTTTCAGCCTTTTCCATCTCCTTCAAATCATCCTCCCCATTCAGGTAGCTCTGCACCATGTCCAGTGCCTCCTTCTGTGTGAATGCCTTATAGGCACTCATAGAGAGGAATTTCTTCATCTTCTGGCGCATCTTCTTCTTTTCGGTGATACTCTTAGCCTCATCGAAGCGTTCGCTAGCCACCTGCAATGAAGTAATGCCATCCTTCATTTCTGCACTCTCCAATGCCTTCACGCTACCGATGGCTGCTTTTATCTGCTCCTCTGGGTCGATGCCATTGCGCTCACAGCTCTGGTAGGTCATTACCACGCCCTCCATGTCACCGCTCAGGATGAAGTCCTTGAAGTAGCTCTGAGCCTTCCAAGGAGAGAATCCCTTTGAGGATGGGAAGAAGAAGTCCACTGCCTTAAACTCCTTGTTCTCTTGGCTCGGAATCAAGAACGGTGCCCAGTAGAGCGCATCCTTATAGAGCAGACCGATGGTCTTGCCATACTTTCTCTGTATCTCTTGGTCGGCATGGCTGGCTTGGAAGTCGCTCAGATAGTTTATATCGTCCAAGGTCATTCTCACCATTGGGTTCGCCTTGCCTATCATTCGCTGCACCATAGGACCAGGGAACTCTAGTTCTCCCTTATGGTTGAAGAGATATTCAGGCACCTCTCGGAACTGCTTACCATGTCGGATATACATTTCCGTTCCGTCCGCATATCTGCCCATAAAGATTTTGCTCTGCTGTCCTAGGCTGTTTCCCCTCATCAGATAGTCATACCACTTCATGCCATCTGGATAAGCCAGTTCGTAAGGGCTACGGTAGTTAGGGTTGGTCTTCCTCAACTCCTCAGCCTTCTTGCGCTCCTTCTCCTCGTCCAGGGCACGGAAGGCTGCATTGAAAGCATTGGCGAATCCCTCATAGAATATCATAAAACCGATTCCGTAGCACAGCAAGGCTGAAAGTTGTCTTGACAATCTTCCCCAATCTTCAGGCGTTAGCTTGCCTTTTCCTCTTATTGCTGCCCACACATTCTTGTAGTAGTTTTTGAAGTTCTCAAAGGTCGCCTCGTTCCATACTGACCCAAAACCTGTAATAGCCAGGAAATGGCTAGTTGTTGATTTGTTCCAATCTGGAGAGAGTAGGCATCTTCCTGCAATTCTTATTGTTCGCTGACTTGCTCCAACGATGTCCCAGTGCTGACCTCCAAACATATCGTTCACAAACTGTCCGTCCTCATCCAGGGCTTTACCCAGTTGCTCGTCCGTCCATCCGTATTTTTTTGCACGTTCCTTAGTTCTATCCGCACGCATACGATAGGTTGCAAGTTTCAATCCATCGTGCAAGAAGTCCCACAAGGCTACATCCATGCCTTTGTTTAGCATAGAAACCATCTGTGTGGCTACTTCGAAAGGAATTGTTGCTGTACCTACTGCCATTCCTATTTTTCCACGCTCTTCCAACTTCTGCTGCAACTTTTGGGCAAAATCACGCCAATTGTCGAACATGTTCTGCACATCCGCTGCTGCATAGTCGTTGGTCGCTCCGAACTTCACCAGATGGCTAGCAGCTTCTTGGAAATCCTCAGGATTTGCAAAACAAGGCAACTGATGATTCTTCATCGTATCTACAAAGATATACTTCATAAAGTTGGCCATAGCCTTCTTAGGACCAAACTCCACCATATTTTGTACCATATAAACCTCCGTCAAGGCTCCGGCATGGAATCCACTGAAGCCAAGCTCCAACTTCTTCATGCTCGAAGCCGTGGTGTCGAAAGCCTTCCAGAAAGGAGTTGACTGATAGGTATCGAATACAACTCCGAATCTATCTCCTGCACTTGCCTCCGAATAGAGCACCTTATCCTTGCCAGTGATAGGGTTCTTCACCTTCATCTGCTTAGGCGATACATTATATACCCATACAGGACCCACACCAGGAATCTCGAAGTATTTGTATTGCTCCAAGTTGAAAGGTGCAACCGATGAAAGCAGTGGGTCGGAAGAAATAATCTCTCCGTCCTCGTTGCGCTCGATTACGTTCAGTCCGCTCACCTCTTGGAGCATCGTTTTGTTAGCCCAAGCCTCGATATTGCTTCTGCTGTAGTAAGCCATCATCTTGGTGATGTCCGTGGTCTTAGGCACAAGCCCAACCTCCAAGCCTTCCATGATGGTGTTAATCTGGCGTGGCTTCTCGTTCGGACTCTTGGTGCGCTGTCTGTTCTCCACATACATGGCATAGGCATTCTTATCAGACTTCTCCTTATCCCAAAGGTGATTTACATAGTCCACGGTGAAACCAGTGTCTGCCTTCAAGGTGTTGTTGTCCTTCAACCAGTCGAAGGTATAGTTATACCAGTCTCTGATGGAATCAAGCACGCTCTTCATCGGCTCGCTCAGATTCTTGTAGTCCACACCGTAAGGAGTGATACGCTTCAAGATGATAGGCAAAACATTCTTATTCAAGATGTCCGTACCATCAATAGGCACAAATCCAGGTTCTTTCTCATGGTTGCCATTGATGATGTTGACTACCTTGCTAGCTACCTCTGTTGCGCCCTTCATATCATCGAAGAGTTCTACCTCTTTTCCATTCTTCAGTTCCGTATGTGTATTGGCTGTCACCTCGGCAAGTTTTGGGCGAAGTTCCTGTATAGCCTCCACATCGTTAGGAGTGATATGGATATGTCCCTCACCAAACACACCTGTAGAGTTCAGCTTGTAGGCGATTTCTCTGATGCGTCTAGGTGCCTCTATTATATAAGGTATAGCCTCAGCTAGCTTTTCAGCCTTGTTTGGCTTGCCTTGGTAGTCGGAAAGCAACTTATCGAAAGCACCGCTCTCAGCCATCTTCTCGATGCTGTTCTTCACATCATTGATATAGATGGCATCGTCTGCGCTAGCCTCCTCCATATTCTTTCTACGATGGATAACCGCATGTTTCACGGTGGTTGCAGCTCCCTCCTTGCTCACATCGGTACTAGTCACCTCTGCCAAGTCCTGCATCACTTCCTGCTCCAAGGCATCAGCCTCTGGATTGGTCTCGGCTGGGTATATCTTGCCCTCATACAAGTCTAGGTCGGCATCGTTCTGCTCGTTCAGTTCGTGTCTGGTCAGCCAGTCCTCATACTTCTGTCTAGCCTCGTCCTGCTTCTGCTTCTCGAAGGAGAACATATCAGGCATAGGGTTCTCCTTATCGCCCATGGCATCGTTCCATTTCTCCCACTCCTTATAGCGGTTCATAAAGGCATCATCGCTTTCGCCTTCCTTGCGCTCTGGGCGAAGTGGCATTTCCTCGCCTCTCAGTCCATGACTATCACGCCATTCCTTGTTAAGGCGTTCCCATTCCTTCTTGCCCTCGGCATCCTTATCGAAGTCATAGAACATAGGTGGCTCTGGGTCTTCCGTGTCCTCTCGGGCTTCCTTCCATCGCTTCCATTCCATCACTCGCTTCATGTATTGGATGGCACTCTCGCCCTTCTTCTGTCTCGGCTTGCCCTTGCCAGCACCATCAGCTAGCGCATCCTTGATTTCGGCATTGCTAGCCTGTGCCATCATAGCCTCCTGCTTCTCCTTCGGCATATTGTCCCAAACGTGCAGAGCCTTGCCAGCCTTCATCAGGTAGTATCTCAAATCCTTGTCATTGAGAAGTCCCGGCACTCGAACACCCAGTTTCTTAAGCACCTTGATGAGATAATGCTTAATCTTAGTCCACAGAGAAAAGTCCTCAGCAGTCTTAGGACCCTCCTCAGCAAGATGGGCGATATACTCCTGCGTGCCGATATTGATGCGGTCAGGATTGTTCCAACCTGGATCATACTGATAAGCGAAGTCGAGAATCTTGCCCCTCGTCTTCTTATCTACAGACTTATATACGAAGTCCGCAAACTTTCTCACGCCCTGCTCACCACCAAGCAGCACTTCCATACCCTCATGTCCTATCTTCTCATGGAAGACGGTTCTCTGAGCCTCATCGGCATCAGCACAGTTAGGCAGATAAACATGCACCGTGTGAGTAGTTGGGTCATACCATCCGGTAGCACCATTATTCACATCACTCAGATAAGCATCAGGAACCTCATCCACAGAAGTGTAAACCGTAGCCTCAGCACCACCCAGTTTGTTGGCAGTGTTCACCACCCGGTCACTCACCTGTTTCTGCTTGTCAGCATCCCAGTTATTCTTAAAGATAGAGCTGCCAAGTCTAGCCAGCACATTTCTGCCGGATAAGTCATCCTTATTCAGCAGAGGAGCAATCACGCCCTTGGTCAACTGCACCGGAATACCATTGCCAATGATGGTATGCGCCAAAGATTCCGTCTTAGGCAACAGATAGTCATCGCCCAGTCCGGTTATTCTAGCCAATACCCTGCCATCAGCACGCAACACCTTTCCACCCGGCATGATAATCACGTCTCCGCTCTTGGTTCTCAGCGTTGGCAGAATCTCATCCCCATAGGCATGAGGTATCTTGCCATCGGCATAGGCACTGCCCATTACGTAAAGAGGCTTCTCCACCTTCTGCCAGTCAATACCGTCAACTTTCAATCTGGTGTCCATCCATGGTGCCACACCGTTTTTCTTCTCCGTCAGGGTAGGAAGAATATCCTCCACAGCCTCTAGCCATCCACCCTTGCGTGGTTGCTTCTTAGGCTTCTCCTGCAGTTCTCCGTCCTTCACGGCTCTAACAATCAGTCGCTCCCTGCTGGTATAACCACCAAAATCTGCGGCATTATAAACGTCAGCATCCCATTTGTAGCCGTTCTTATCCAGCGACTGGGTGATAATCTTCATCGCCTCAGAGTCCTTGTAGCCCTTCACGTTCTCTATAGTCACCACTCGCGGTTTCACGGCATCAATGAAGTCGGCAGTACTCTTGGCAGTCTCCTTGTCAAGCTCCACCTCGCCCCCATTGCTATTAGCCTGAGAGTAGGTTTTGCATACAGGCGAAGCATGGAAATACTCCACCTCACCATCAATATGCTTCACCAGTTCCTTAGGGTCCACGTCTCTCACGTCAGCCGTAACAATATGCTGTCCGAAGTTGTTGCGATACACGCCACTTATCTTTCGGTCATACTCCACAGCCACCACTGGGTCGATAATGCCCTTCAATCCCTCTTCAACCAGACCACCACCACTAAAGTAGGTGCCAGCCTTCATCAGCGAATCAGGATGCTTCTGCAACTTCTGCTCCAAGATAGGAGATTGCGCATTTTTACCGTACACCTTGGAATAATGCACACCATCATTATCACCTCCTACGATTCTGCCTCTGTTATCGGTCTCCACAAACGGCACACCTCGCTTCTCCAACTCTTTTCTCAGACTTGGAGTAACCACATTCGAAGGCATAGTGATATTCTTGCCCTTGAACATATTATTGACGATAACATCAGCCACCTCGCTGTCAGGCACAATACGCACAGGCTTATCCCAACGAGAAAGCACCACCTTGCGCTTGCCTGTCAACTGTCCTTGGATGATACCAGCCTTCCACTCTACTTCGCCCACGGCATCCTTGGCTTTATCAGCCTTGTAGCCACTGGTCAGCTCGCTCTTTGGCACCTCAACCTCTACGGTTACGATGTTAGGGCGATTCTGAGCCTCGCTAAACTGGTCATTCAGTGGAGTGCGAGAAGTATGAAGGTAAGGATTGTAAGCAGCCTTAAGCGATTTACCATTACCCTTGTTGAGGGTAAACATACCCTTATCATCAGCAAGTTCTGGTCGCTCATCTGCCTGTTCCCACTTGCCGAGTTCGATAGGTTCCACAAACTTGCCCTTCACCTTTGCAGCCATCGGTGGATAGAGTTTTCCATCCTCGCCTACCTGCATGGCACGATAAACCTTCACCGTATCTTCCTTATCCAGCTTCTTGATGGTCTCAGGGTCTTTCACGATGCTATAGCTAGCATCGCTCCCATTCATCACAATCTGCTCGTCACGGTTCACATCTTCCGTCTCCTCAGCCAGCGAATTTTTCCGCTCCTCGTCCGTCATACCCATACGTGATTGAACGTTACGAGCCTCAACCTCGCCAGCAAGCGACTTGTAGCTATTGTAATCATCATTCTTCTGGTAGGCATTATAAAGACCTCTGTTCTTCTCTACCAGAGCCTTTGCCTCATCTTCCTTGCCTTCCGCTCGCAACTGCCTAATCTGCTTGGTTACCTCATTAAATTTCTTCTTAACCTCACCTCTAATCAATCTTGGACTACCTCCCCTAGCAAAGCCCTCAATATGCTGGATAGCATGCTGAATCTCGTGATTCAAAATACTATTCATATATTTCAGCTCATCAGCATGAATGGTAATGGTGTTGGTCTTGGCATTATAATCACCATTTGAAGGCATATCGTTCATAATGGCATCCGTATCAATACGTACATTCTTCAACTGAGGATAAGCCTCAAAGAGTCCAGGCGCATCAATGACATTAGTAAGTTTACCATCATTCCAAAGCATATCGTCATCAAAACGCTTAACAATATTACCACCGCCAATATCCTTCATATCCTTAATCTTAGCATCCGGCATTTCATATCTCCACTTGCCATCAGCACCACGTTCCCATCCGGTAGCCAGCTTGATAGCCTTGGCATCCTTCTTGCCTCGTTCCATCTCCTCTGCCACCTTCAAGTTATCCATGCGATAGGTCTTTTCCTCAGCCTTATCAGCCTCAGCAGCTCCCTTCTCTCCAGCAAACATGAAGCGAATATCCTTCTTGCGTGAGTTGAAACGCTTAGAAGGAGGAATAACGTCACCCTCATCATCATAGGTAACAAGGTCGTTCAACTTTCTATTATTCTTGGCATTCTTGTATTTATACTCCTTGCCATCATCAAAGCCAAACTCGTTTGCGTCATTACCATCCCACCACAGTTGATTTGCAGGCACTTCATCTTCAATGATACGATATTTGCCTTCCAGTCGGTTCGTTCCGTGCATTTCTGCATATTTCTTTGAAGGAGTAACCCAGTCACCATTACGCAACTTTCCTTCTTTCACAGAAGTTGGAACAGCACGATAAACCTTCACCTTAACATCCTTCTCGCCATTCTTAATAGCATCAATAGCCGTATTGATGGCTTTCACAGATTCCAATCCATGAGGAGTGTTCTGCGAATAACGCTCAGGGTGAGAGAAGTAATCATCCGGCTGAGGAGTGTACCCCAAAGCCATATCCTCCAGGTTTACATCTGAGCCACTGGATTCCCAATCGTCACGTCTCGCCTTGTCGCTTTCATATCCAGGGTTTCCCGGTGCAGCCCATGCACCTACGCCCTGATATGCGCTTTCGGTATCGTCATATCCCTTACGTCTGGCAGCCTCATCAAGCATTTCCCTGGCTGTAGCATCATCACCCTTAGCAAGAGCATCCATATACTGCTTGTCAAGTTTATCATCAGGAATCAAAGAAAGTTCCTCCAAGTGCTTTTTGCGCTTGGCTTCCTCTTCCTCTGCTCTCTTTCTAGCAGCTTCCATAGCATTACGCTCTGCTTCAACCTGCTTTCTTCGTTCCTCAATCATTGCATCAACGTCACCAAAGTTCTCCTTCAAGGCTTCATTTACAGGCTTGGTGTACTTAAGAAGTTCCTTGAAAGAGGAAATCTTATCTTCATTTGCCTGCAACAGATGGCGTTTGATATTGGCTCTGGCACGTGCAGCCTCTGCGGTAGAACCCTTCTTAATAGCATTGGCATACATTGCCACATCAGCCTCATCAACCCCAAATTGCTGAGATACAGCTTTTATTTTATCCTCCACAGATAAATTTCCACCATTTTCCTTGGTGATTTCAAAGGAATTGCGTATCTTTGCATCGCTATGAGGATTCAGGACGCTATCCTTTCCGCTTGGGTTATTTGCGGATGGAGTTAATGCCGAACCTTGATTCTCGCCCAAGGAATTAGAATCGCCTCTGAAACGATTCCATAGCATTTTTGATTCCGTTAATTCTTTCAACAATTTTGAAGGCTCTATTTGATGGGCACTGATTGAAACTTCATCCTCGCCTTGCTTTACGGTGATTGATTCAAAGTTCAGAATCTTTGTTCCGTCTACTTTCTTGAAAGACTTTACAAACAGATACTTGGTCTGTCTTTCTGCACCTTCTTTAGGAGCAGGCTTCTCTAAGATAACATCTGGACGCTCCAAGGTAGGTTTCAATAGACCAAATCGTTTGATTCTGTCTTCTCTACCAGCCTTTTTATATTGGTTTTCACCTAACTTGATGCTACCTATTGGTGTATTGACACGACCATCCTTGCCGAAATCCTGTAACCAGTTATCCTCTGTATGTTCGAGGATTCTTTCAGGCTCGGCATTATCAGCCATCTGCTGGCGTAAAGACACAGCTTCGTCCTTGGTCATTTGACCTTTCAGCACGGTACGTGGGTCCACTCCCTGTGCCAAGTCTCTCAGCACAAGGTTACGAATATCCTCCAAAGTCATTTTCTTGATGTCCTCTGGCTTCCACTTCGTAAATGTATCAAGAGTCCAATACCAGAACTTCTTCAACCAATTCTTCAATCGGTTGATGATAGTAAGCTCTTTAGCGGTGTCTAACGGATTTTCCTTAATGGCATCCTTCGCCATCTGTTCCAAGATGGCAGCACCGTCCTCACCGGTCAGACGAGCAAAAGCCTCATCGCAAATCTCATCATCGCTCAGATGCTTATAGTTAGGGTCCTCCTTCAAATCAGCAAAAAGTTGTGTCTGCTTAATCAACTCATCGCCATGGGCAATAAGCTCCGGATTCATTTCCTTGGCAGCAGTGCGCCAAAGATGCTGATACTCATGGATAGGAGTATTAGGATTCAGATGCTCCTGGTTCAGCACAATCTCCTTGCCATCAGTGTAGCCATAAACCACACCCATTCCCTGCGCAAACTTAGTATTACCCACGATATTGGCATTGTTCTCGTCAAAGATTACATAGTTGTAATCACCTTCCTTTGCACCGCCAAAGATAGTACCAGCCTTATACTTGATACCAGTGAAGCCAATAGAAGACAGGAACTTACTAACTGCACGACTAGCATTTACATCTTTCCACTTCTTTGTTTTTCTTAAAGCATACATTAGAAAATCATAGGCATTACCGCCAAATGAACCATCAAAAGAAAAACCACGCTTTTTAAAGTCGGCAAAATCTATTTTTAATCGCCTTAATTCTTTAATGATTGTATTCTTCTGTTTATCTGTCAAAGGAGCATCCCAATCAAGATAATCTCCATTATCATCAGGAATATCCACATCATAAAGATAAGCAATATTATCAGGAACAGCTATTTCCTCATTCTTCTTTGCAAGAATATTGCTAAGTTCCTTTAAATCATCATCATCAGGGAACATTTCTAGAGCAGAAGAAAGGTCTTTTCTCATAGCATCCAATCCCTTGTTTACATCTTTATGTTTATAGATATATTGTCTTACCATATCTTTGTTATTGGCAGACATATCTGTCACAAATTCAAAACCGCCATTATCTTTCCTTATCTTGGCACGTCTTGTGTAGTCCTCAGCAATATCCTTAGAATTGGTAACATAACCACCCCAGCCAAATGCTTGTGAACCTTCGCCTTCACCCATGTGGCTAAAATCAAACTTGTCAAAGCTAGCACCAGTACCATGATAAGTGCGCAAGAATCTCACTCCAGGCTGTACAATAGCCTTCAACTGTCTATCCAAATCCTTATATTTAGCAAACAAGGAATCAAGCTTATCTTGATATTTCTTATGAGCCTTATCATTCAATTTACTCCAAACATCATCAGGAATATCGTTTTCAGAAGCCAGTCCATGCTCATCCATGTACTCCTTCATCAACTGAATCTGATAATTGTTACGTTCTTGTCCGGTTGAGTTATAAGCATCCTCTGTCTCCTTAATCTGCTTCTTTAACTCGTTTCTCTTATTGGTCTGCTCGTCAATCTTATATGGGTCAAACTCCGAAGGAAAAGAGCCAGTAAGCACAGCCACATTGTCCTCAAAACTCTTGTCGAGATTGAAAACCTTGTAGTTTCCCCACATCAACCTATTCAGATAGGTACGTTCCTTTCTTGCCAGTTCCTGCTTCTGATAGTACTCCGGCATCTTATTCGGATTGCTCATATCCACCACGGCATACTGCGCCCATTTGTTTGGTCGCAAATCCTTGGCAAAGTTATAAGCATTCTCGGCAGCCTTCTTCTCCTCAGGAGTCTTAATCTTAAATCTCATTTCAGGCTGATTCAGCAGCATGGCAAGATTCAGATTGTCCTGCGCCTCAGCTACCTTCTCCATATCCTCGTTGCTTATCACCCTTACAGGTATTCCAGCCTTCTTAAGCATAGTAGAAACAGCATCAAAAGCCACCTTCTGCGCCTCCGTCATTTCCGATGGCTTCACCTCCTTTATATCGCGATTAAAAGAGGCAAGTGGCACAAGTTTATGAACCCCGACAGCAGTTAAATAGCCTTGTGCGTTAAAGCGAGGATTCAACTCGTAAGCACAAGCATTTTCTTTGTCTACCCAAGAAACACCCTGGCGATACTTCTTTGTACCAAACCATTTTTTTTCGTTTGGATAGAGTTTATCCCCTTTGATGTTAGAAGAAAGCATAGTATATCCATACTCTGGCTTATCCTCCTTATCTTGGTGGAAGTTAAGAAGACGCTCTGCAAACTTCTGCATCTTAGGTTTATCTTCCTCAGAAGGATGCACATCGTTTTCGTATGTATATTCCATATCTGAAATAAAGTCCTGATGAGCACCTTTCTTAATCATTGCATAGTCCGCAAATGGCTTAGTCTTGCGGTCGGAAGACTCTAACCACTTATCGAAGGTAGCCTTAGGCACAGCAGTAACCTTACCAAGTCCCTTCCAGCCCTTGGAGTAGTTGGCAAGATAAGCCTCTGTAGCAGCCTCCTCAGAAGGATAGCCATACATCACCTTATGCTCGTCAAACTCACCAGTCTCTGGGTTCACCTGGTCAACAACATAAACATTACCATCAAAAGAATCAAGGTCAGCAGCATCATTGATGAACATATCAATATGGTCACCATCCACGCCAATCTTGCCCAAGATGTAGCCATAGGTGTCGTGCATGGTCACGCTCCAAGGCTTGCCCTGCTCGTCCTTACCGCTACGTGTCGTGCCCTTCGGTGTCTCTACAGTAAAGTCATAGCCACCGAAGGACAAATGTCCCTTCTTATAGTTACCTGCCTTCTTCTGAGCCTCAGAAGGGTTAGGCTCAGTCTCGGCAATGGCATTCTTTAAACGTTCTCCGAAGGATGCTTCTTGCGGTAGATGTGCGCCTCGAACAACTGAGCCTTCGCCAGGTTCCATGCTGCCAGTCTCTTGTCGCCCTGTGCGTCCGCTATCAGTGCTCTCTCCAGTCTCGGACTGAGAAGATGCTTCTCTGCCACTAATTTCTTCGCCTTGGCGATTTCCTTCATCAACTCCTCTCCATGAAGAGTCGCTACCCAGGCCACCGCCTCCTCCATATCCTTCTTCATTGCTTCTGTCATCATAATCTGCTATTTCTGGTAAAATTGATTTAACATATTCTTTATACTCACGCTCACGTTCCTCAGCCTCCATCATACGGTCGTATTCCATGCCTTCGATGGCGTTAAGTTCGCTTTCAGAAGGCAAAGATAATGTTTTATCTTGAATATACGAATTATATTCTTCGATTTCTGTCTGTCTTTCGATGATTTCACGCTCTTTCTGGGCTTCATACCATTCTTCCTCTGCCGAAAGTTCCTCCTCTGCTGCGGCAATTCGGTTCATAAGTGCCACGTTACGCATATCCTTCACGTTGTCGTAGGACTTGAACATATCGAGCAAGGTGTTTCTCACATCTTGGTCAGAATATCCCATATCCTGCAAGTTTACAGGAAGGTCATTGTACACTCTCACGGCAAACTCGTTAACCGACAAACCGGTTCCTTTCTTGGCAATAAGATAATTGAACTTATTAGAATCATACCGCTTGCCAATACCAAACTTAAAATTACTCTTGCCCAACTCATATTGAAGAGATTCCGGATTCAAGCTATGTGGACTCAAAGATTCAGATACAGCCTCTTCCAAAGTCTGAGGCGTTAAGTCCATAACATCTATAGAGGCATCCTTGTAAATCTCTTTGATTGCTCCAAGGTCATTCTTCTTGAAGGCATCAGCCACAAGAACCTTGCGCTGCTCAGAAGGAGTCAATTCTTCCATCGCCTTGGCTCTCTCCTCCTTATTCTCTGCACTATATAGAGTATTGAGCAACTTATCCTGTGCCTTCAAATCCTTTGCCGATGCAGATAGATTAGCCTGTCTAGCCTCTAACTGTGCCTTGGTAGTGTTCAATTCCTTCAACTGGTCAGCCGAATAATCAATGTCATCATTCATATATTGCTCCAGGGCTTCATTGATACCATCTATCTGTGGCTGCACCTCGTCATTCTGAATATGATAGATGCGCTTGCGCTCAGAGGCAATATAATTGCTAGCCTCATCCATGGTTGGATATTGCTTCTTCAATTCTTTATTGTCTAGCACAGCCACCTCACGCTCATCAGCAGATGTAATTGCGTTCTCGTCCACACCTGCCTTCTCGATTTCAGCCTTGCGCTCATTCTTCAAGGTTCTAGCCTCCTCTGGAGTCATAACCTCCTTGCGGATAGCATTCCAGTTCTTATAACGAGTTTCAAGGTCGGCAATCTGCTCATTAACAAGTGCCAAGTCGTTCTCCACCTTCTGAGCCTTCTCTGGGTCCAAGTCGGCATTGAGAGATAGCCAGTCCTCATATTCAGATGCAGCCTTTCTCTTGTTATCCAACTGTTCCTTGATGTCAGAACGGCTACCACTGATAAGGTTCATCAGTTTACCATGGTCATTGCCAAATTGCTCCTGTAGATACTCAGCTGCCACCTTTGGCTCTGTGTCCTTAGAGGAATAATCAGGCTGTCCCATGCCCAAACCTACGATACCTTCATTATATCGTTGCTTCTTATCTGCATCAGCCTTGGCTGCATCATCGTTGGCACGCTGTGCGTCCTCGGCATCCAGTTCTGCACCAACAGAGGTATCGATGGCATTCTGTCGCCAAGCATTGAACTCATCCTTGGTTACAAATTCCAACTTATTGGGGTCTATTTGCGAATTAACATCAACATCTGTATCTGTCAATATCACACGACCATCTTCTGTATAACCCACAATTTTAACATCAGAAGGCTCATCACCTGCTTCCATAGAAACAGATACAATATCTCCTCGTTTAAACCCACTGCCATCAAACTGAGAACGGAACTGCTTATATCTAGCATCCACCTGCTCAGCTAACTGCTGATTGATGTAATCATCCATAGGAACTGGCGTACCCACTTCCTTGATTTCGGCACTAGAAACCTGCTTGATGGCAGGATTTCCATCCTCATCAGGCACAACCACGAAGCCACCACCATACTCATTGGCTTTCTTCAAGAATACCTGCTGACCAGTAGTAAGGGTAGCTGGAACGATATTTCCGTCTTCCGTCTGATAAGTCCAAAGAAGCTCCTTCAAGGCATCACCATAGCCATCATCAGCATGTTGCAGAGCATCATAAACGCCCTTCTTGGCATCCTGAGCCTCCACATACTTACGCACGGCATCCTGTTGTGCTGTAGTCATTGAGTTGGCACGCTGAGCCACAAACTGCTCCATGTCCTTTCCTTCCTCGTATGCCTTCACCACCACATCCATCATAGCCTCATTATCGGCAAAGGCACGCTTCAATCTAGCCTTTGAAACATCATCGTTATGGTCAATCGCTTTCAAGCCCTCAGCATCCCCATTCTGGTAGGCATTCTGTCCCATCACATAGGCATCAGATTTGCTTTCATTGGATGCAGTAGTGGCATCAGAAGGACTTGAACCGTTCTCCACCGAAGGTGCACCCTCCGCATTTGTTGGCGTTTCACCCCCAACAGGAGGCGTTGGCGGTTCTGTTGGTGGAACATCAGAAGAAACAGAAGCATCTACAGGCTTTTCAGCTGTAGCCTCAGCATTCTGAGCCGAAGCACCACCTTCTTGTGTGGCACCAGGCAGTTCACGCTGTCCCTCAATCAAGTTTTGATTCATCTGCTCCTTTGCATCGTTCATTTCTCGTTTCAGCACGATGTCGTTATAGAGCTGCTTCTGGTATTCCTCCACAAGTTTCTGCTGTTCGGCAGTGCGAGACTTGCCATCACCTTCTAGAGCCTTGCGAAGCGTACCATGCTCCACACCTTGCGAATCCTCGAAGGTGCGCACATACTCCTTCATGATAGGGCTATTCTCGAAAGCACTATCATAGAAGTGGCGATAACTGTTCACCATCTTCTGCTCCTGCTCGGTCAGTTCCATGCCTTTCTGCTGTTTCTGCATGATGTCACCGATGGCACTGGCATTCTGATGAAGATAGATTGCAGCCTTATCCTCGTCATTCAGTTGCTCACCTGCAGCATACTTATCCCTAGCTTGCTCATATATGGTGTTCAGTCTATCCTGCAAGGCATCGGCATGGTAAGCCTTTTCATACTCAGAAGTGATATTCAGCGACTTCTCGAAGTCTAGCTTCTTCTCTGCCTTCTGAGCCTCTTCAAGCGAAGAATACTCTTTGCGGTCGATGATGCCACCATCCTTATTCAAGGTTTCGAGATATACTTTGCCATCATTATCCATTGGCTGCACGATGATAGAGTCGATAACTGGCGAGAAGGAAGAAGGGCGTTTTCCTTCCACCACAGCCATCATCTTTGCCTTCAATACCTCTGGCACGCTCTTATCGTTCATCAGGTTCATGTACTTATCAGAGAGTTGCCCCATCATCTGCACACCTTCACCATCTGCACGATAACCATTGATGCCCAACTTCTCGAAGGCATCACGCAAATCATCATAGCCGAATCTCTTCAACTCGGCAATATCTCGGTCGTTGAAGTCAAACTTGCGGTTAAACTCCTTTGCATCCTTGAATCGGGCATACTTGCCCACCATGCCAGGCAAACCGATGGAAACAAGATTAGCCATACTCTCCAAAGCACTCTCGGCAAAGTCCTTACCTGTAGGTTTGAAATTAGGGTCGCGTGCCATACGCTCCAACATCTGCTGGCCGGTCATGATACCGGAATCAGCAACCTTGCCACCAATATCAGCCAAAATATTGGTAGCCAAACCTCTGCCCTTGCCTATCATATTAGCAATCGTATTACCCTGCATGATAACACCTAAGGCACCCTGTTTACCTCCCTCTAATAAAGTATCAAGTGCTATTTTCCACCCAGAAGGATTGTAAATCTTGCCATTCTCATCAAACTGACCGGTACGATAGATTTCATCAGTAGGCTTGGAGATAGCTGATTGCCCACCGAAGGTTACTGCACCATGAGCTGCACCTGTCTTCAACGCCATTCCCTTACTCTTACCAATGAGAACCTTGGCTGCACGCTCTGCCATCTTGGCTTCCATGCCCTTAGCCATCAAGTCGCTAGCCAGTCTCCCTTCTGCCTTGGCAAGCATACTCTTTGTTACCTTGCCACCTGCGGCACCAGGAAGCCAATAACTCCAAGCATCCCCTGCAAAGGTCAACGCCCAACTGCCTACACGCTCCCAGAAGCCAGGCTGATATTGTTGATTGGCAATATCCTCCAACCAGTTCTGATAGTCGGTCTGTACCAACTTTCGTGTTATCTTGCCCACTATGGTATTGCCCAATCCAGTATTCATTATATACTCCGCACTACCCTTTGGTATCATATTCTTCACCTCCAACTGATTGAGCTGAGCCTTCAACACTTCATCAATCATCGGCTTAAACTGCTTAGGGTTTCCGCTCAGAGTTCCATTCATGCCATATCGCTGCATCACCTTGAAGGCTGCATTGCTCATATCGTTCAGAAACTGAGGATTCTTGTAAAGACCATTAAACTTCTTCTGCAATGCACTGAGAGTTTTCTGAGGGTCTTTGGCTTGATTAGCCTCATACTGAGAAGCGATGGCAGTACCAAGGCGAAGACTGGCTGGAATATTCTGACTTCCTGCCATACCTTCATTAAAAGCCTTACTTCCTGCCTCCTGCGCCTTGTTATACTCGTCCACCACTGAAGGATTCACATACTTGCTAATAACATCTGAAAGCGCATCATTGATGTCTTGGTTCATCAGTCTGTCCTGTACATGCTCATCGTGAGAATAGAGGCGAGTAGCGATGCCTTCAGCGATGTTTCGATAGTTCTGACCATACTTCTGCACAAGGCTCTCAACCATGGCTGGCTTCAAGTAGTGAGCCACATAATCATCATAGCTTACACCCATAGCCGAAGCCTCCTGCTTCAACTTATCTTGCACATCATGGCTATACCATTGAGCCTCGATATTCTTTTCGGCATCCTGTACGGTATCATCTGCCAAAGAAGAAACCACCTTGTTGGTCACTTCAAGAGCCGAACGGTTAGCGTATCTGTTCAGAGCGTTCTGTGTGGCTTGTGTAGCCTCTTCAGGATTCATACCCTCGGCTTCAAGGTCAGCCACGAAGTTCTCAAAATAGTCGCCTTCCTTATCTGGTCGCTTCTTCCAATCTTCAAGATAGTTAGCAAACTTGGCATCCATCAAAGTATTGTCGTTCACTACGCTAGGGATAGAAGGAGCTGGCTGCTGCATCGGCTGTGCTTGCTGCTCATTACCACCAAGAAGCATACTGGTAATTATGCCACCCATTTTCTGCTCCCTACCGATATTACCTGCATCCACCTTCGGCATCATGCCGAGTGCTTGCGAAATCAAGCTAGGCTTCTTTAGCTCGCCTCGCTGATACTCATCATTCAGCTGTGCCAAGTCCTTGAAGTTGCCCGGCTTGTTGTCAGGAGAGTTGAAAGCATCAAGTACCTCCTGAGGATATTGAGACTGTTCTGTTCCCTGAGAAGATGAAGAAGGAGAAGGCTTCTTGCCTACCTCGTTGATAGGGGTAGCGTTTCCACTGGTATCATACCAAATGTAACCTTGCTTACGATATTCTCCCACATCCTCGATAGGCACATCCACCTTCTGCTTCTTATCGTCAAACATGGTGATATAGCCACCCTCGAAGTCCTTGGCGAAGTTATCCATGCCTCGCTGCTGAACAACCTCGTCAGGGATGTCATACTCGTTGTTGTCCTTATCCCATACGTGATAAGTCAACTTAGATTTGTTGTCTTTGTCTGCCATATATTATGTTATTTTCTTTGATACTTAGAATAATCTACCTTTGTGCTCGAAGTACCCTTGGCTGGTTTTCCACCATAAGGGCGAACGGTTCGCTTCTTTCCCTCCTTAGCCATCTTAGCCCTAGCATAAGCGGATGCCTGTTGTCGGTTATACTTGTTTGCCCACGTTCCACCTCTGCCATCAGTATTGCCACCGATGTTCATGCCATTGTGGGTAGCCCATTCATTCACATGCTTCTTGAAAACAGGGTCGTTCACATAGTTGGTATTGAAATCGTCCGCTTCCTTATCGGCTTGGTTGCCTCTGTTGGCTTTCTCGGTCTCAGCAACTATCTTACCTACTTGCGCTTTCTTCACTGTCACACCTGCGGCATGTTCAGCAGCTCCTGCATTCGCATTGTTGGCTTGGGCGGTAAGCAAGTTGCTCTTCTTTCCTCTCAGTTCGTCTTCCGTCTTGGTCTTGGCGGTAGAAAGACCTGCTGCTGCATTAGAAGCAGCTTGCCTTGCCTGTTCGGTCTTCACCTTTTCTGGTGTCAAAGCATCCTCCTGTGCCTTCTGCGAACCACGATAAGCAGCAAGGGCATCATTAGCCTTAGCTGCTGCCTCTGCTTGCATCTGTGCTTGCTTATTGGCTCTATCTTTCCAGATGTTCGCAATCATCTGGTCATATCCCTTTTGTCGAAGGGCATCTGTGCCTTCTCTCAGTTTGCGCTGGCGTTCCGTTAATGCCTGGGCTGATTCTACCTTCTGCTCAGGAGCACCGATAGCTGTGCCGAAGAAGTTGCCGATATGTTGGAAGAGGTTGCCTAACTGTTCCCATTTGGCTTGCCTCTCGGCTTTCTTCTGCAAAGCAGCATTGGCTGCTATAGTCTTATCCACATCACCAAGAGATTGAAGCCATGGCATAAAAGAAGCCCAATCGCCATTGCCATTCTTCTCGAAGTCCCTCATGATGTCATAAGGCTTCATCTGCTGCAAGAGAGGATTCTGCTCTATATCGGCATAAGGTTTGCTCCAATCAATCGAAATACCTTGGTTTGGAGTTACCTCGGTTACTTCCTCGGTTGGTTGCTGAGTGAAGGATGGCTGATTACCAACCACCAATCCATTTGTATCTATTGGAGCTGTTGCAGTTGTAGAAGTAGCTTGTGCTGCTGCACTATCCCCACTTGGCTGTGTCGGTGTCTGCACAGAAGAAGAAGTTGCTGGCTCAGATGGTGCTGACTGCCCATCATCATTGGATGGAAAATCGGTTATAGGTGTCACAGCCGTAGCTGGACGCTTTGGAGTTAAATCGTCACTCATAAATCCCATATCTACCTCCTTTCCTTACCACGGCAAACTACTTGCAGCACTAGCCAAACCACTAGCTGCACCTTGAATGGCTTGCGCCTGAGCCAAACCCTTTTCCTTCTTGGCGGTAGCAATGTAGTTGGTCATTTGGTCTATCTGAGAATCTGCGGTGTTCCATACATTCTCTTTCTGTTGGGCACCTTGCACAGCAGCTTGTTGCATCATGTTGCCCACTTGCTCATTGGCTGCTTGTTTGCTCAGTGCCACAGATTCATCACTACCACCACTCACTATGTTGGTATTCTTGGCTTTCTGCGTGGCATTATCCAGCACCTTCTGGGCGTTGGTCACTGCCACCTGGTTCTCGGCTGTCTGTGTCGGGTCCTGATAATAAAGATTATCACGGTGGTCCTTCACCTGCTGCATACGATTCTCAAAGGTCTTGATGTATTCGTTGTATGCAGCATTTTGTTTTTTGGCTGCTAGAGCACCACCTACAGCTGAGGTAACGCCACCAGCAATACTTCCTATAAGTCCCATAAAATTCGAATTTAATGTTTAAACAGTGCTAAAGTAATGCGTTTTTCTCGCCTATCTGTGATAAGTTGCGCAACTTGAACAACAAGTTTCGTTATTTTTCACTATATTTGCACCCGAAAACTATCAGTAATCATTTAAATTCTTAGAATATGGCAACAAAAAAAGATAATAACAATGAGCCGAAACCAAAGCGAAAGAAGACAGGTGGACGCAAGGCTGGCACGGCAAACAAGATAACGAAAACGGTACGTGAAAGCCTTAGCGATGCCATCACTGGCTATTTCAACGGCATCAATGAAAAAGGCTACTCTCTCGCCAATGACCTCATGCAGATAGAAGAACCTGCCGGACGCTTGGCTATAGTAGCAAAGTTCCTCCCATACGTTGCTCCAAAGCTTCAATCCATATCATTCAACAATGATGAGCATCGAAGCCTGTCCGTGGAAGAGTCCTTCATGGAGCTGGAAGAGAAATTTGAGAAACAGGAGACCACCATCAACATCAAGAATCTTAAGATTGTTAATAATGGCTAAATACGAAAAATGGGTAGCCCTCTCTAAAATTTCTGCTACTTTAGAGAAGACTACCCTATGGTATGAAATTGACTGAATCCGTCAAATATTAAGTTTTATTGGCACAATTTTAAGATATATTAGCTACTTTTTATCCCTCATGCGCTCAAAATACTTCGTCTGGTCTTTGGTGATATTCTTCACCTTAATCTGTATAGTACAGTTCTTAGGCACTGTATCATTGATATTATCCATCAGTTGCTGGATAATATCATCCGTGTTCAGGTAGCCCATGCCTTCCACATGGCCAACCACCTCACCCATGAAGTAGGCATCAGCACTGAGTTCAAATGTTTCCTCCACCTTTTCAAAAACAGGCGCATGATACTCCTGTATTCGTCTGCTTGGGTCATTGGTAAAGAAAATCTTCTCCACCACCTTCTCATTCAGTTCCCAGGCTCTGGAGAAATCAGGCTTCACATAGCCCATGGTAATCTTGTGAGTACTGATGTGATTCATCGCAAAACCTATCTCTTCATAATTGGCACCAATATCATTTTGAGCTATGGTAGCCCAAGTATGGCGAAAAGTATAAGGTGTTAACTTCAATTCACTATCCTTCAATGTATTCACACAGAATTTCTTTAGAAACAGGCACAAATTACCGTCCATCGACCTGCTGCAACCATAGCTTTTGTGAAAATTAAACAGATAAGGGTCTTCTTTATCTGAGAAATACTTCATCATGGTAGGTATGAGCATATCTGGTACTTTCATTTCTATATAAGCTTCATCAGCTCTAACCGTTCGTGTCTTCTGTCGCTTGTAATGCAAAATACCATCGTAATAGTCAACTTTCTTCATTTCATATAGGTCAGCCACATTGATTCCTGCAAGACACAATACCATCTTGCACACATCCACAGCCAAGCATTCCGTCTTAGAAGAAGGAATCACAGAAAAAATCCTTCTGCAATCCTCCATCAAGATAGCACGCTTTTTGGGAATAGCATGCTTATGATACTCTACTTTAGTCCAAGGATTCACTTTTATCCTTACGATGTCGTTATCATAATCATTATATTTAGCCACACCTGCCTTGAACATCTTTTTTAGGAACTGAGGATAGTAAGATTTCTTTGCCTTGGAATCCTTCATACTATCTATCCATCCTTGCACAAGTTTGGTGTTCAATTCACTAAACATTACCTTCTCAGAACCACAATATCTTTCTATACTATTCAGGGTATTGCGATAATTGACAAGAGACTGAGGTTTCAATGTTTCAGACAATTCATCAATATATTCTCTTGCAAAGTCTGAGAAACACACATCTGCCTCGTTCTGTTCTAGATAGTCCCTAACCTGTTCAGCACTCCAAGAACGGATGTCTAGCTTATTTAGCTTGAACATCCATTCTTCAATTATTTGGTTCAGTGGATTTAGCACAAAAGAATCCTTCACATCATGAGAACCCTTCACGATGCCTTTCTGTCCCACCATCTTGTTCGTCTTAATATAAAGCGACCTACGATTATGAGTCATTCGAATGTACACTTGGTAAAAACCATCTGACCTCTGATGCTGAACAACAATTTTAAATGTAGCCAT